AGAGAAACTAACAAGTTCATTAGGCACTCAAAACAAAGAAACTACAGTAACAACAAGCAAGATAGAAAAGGGTAATTTTTGTCCAACATGTGGTGATAAAATAACAGATGAAATGAAAGAGACTTATACAGAAACATCTAGACCTCATGCTGATTGTATATCATGTGGTCAAAAGAAGAGAATAGCAGAACGAGATAGAAAAGATGATGAAAAGATGGAACAATTAACAGATGGTATACACAGAGGTTTGGCTCGTAGAGGAATGAAAGTTACTCGCTTTAGTGCTGGTAAGAAGCCCAAAACTATTAACTAAGCAATCTTTATATACCCTTTATATATAGGTTCTATAAGAACATGGTCAACGAAGACAATTCTAACGAACAAGTTGTAGAATCTGAAATCACCAAAAGTGAAGAAGATACTCAACGAGTTGATACGGAAAAATCTTTCCAAGAAACTGTAAAATCAGGTTTTGACACACTGACAGAAGTTGTTCAGTCTATTGCTGAAACACAAAAGGCAACGCAAGAAGTCTTAGGTGGATTAGACAACAGATTGAAAGCACTAGAAACACCAACTGACTTGCCACTGTCCCCAAAAGGAACAGCAGCATCACAGGACGTTGGGGCAAAAGTAATAGTTCCAGATACCTATCAATCAAACTCTAAACAAGTAGGTTTAGATTCTGACAGACAGGGCGAACTAAAACCAGCCTCAGATAAAGGTGGACTAAAAATGCAGCAAAAATCAGATGATACAGAATTAGTAGAAAAATCACAGCATACTTTTACAACCGAAACCCCTCGACCAAATGCAGCTTTAGAAACTGTTGACAAATCTATCAAAGATGAGTCAATGATTTTGAAAGACGCACGAGCAGAAGGGTATGAAGGCTTGTCACAAGTAGCTAGAAATATTCTCGCAGGAAAGTATTACAAACCTTCAGAAGACGAAATAGGAGCATACTAAAATGGTACAAATCAGAACAATCGATGAGTTGGAAGCTCTCTATTACGGACACAACAGAAACCTTCTACGCAAAGCTGACGCACCAATCACTACTTCAACAGTAGGAACGTTCAATGCTATTTTCGGAGCATACGCATGGGCTCAGTTGAACCTCGAGGCAAATGCATTTGGTATATTACCAAAGTATCCTTGGGACAAATCAGGTTGGAGGGTTATTACAGCAAAGCCTACACTAAATACCAATCAGGGCAACACTGCTCTAGGTGGAACTAGTGAGGGTGGAAATATTGCCGAGACTGTGAAACCAACATTACAAGAAATTGATGTTAGACCAAAGACAGCACAACTGCCTTTCTCAGCATCAGAAGTTATGGAATGGTTGGCAACACATTCTAAAGACGATATTTGGGGTGGTCTAGGATCACTACGATTATTTATGGCTGTACAACACAAAGAGTTTCTTAATAGAATGCTTTTAGCAGATGTGGAAGCAGAAGCAGCAGGTGCAAGTGGAGCAAACACTGGCACAAAAGACTTTGAAACACTAGACAGAATCGTCAGCAGTGGAGCTGAAGAGGGTGCTGTAGGTGGATCACAGTCAGGCTTGTATGATCCTTGGGCAGCAAATGCTACTATCGACAGAGATAGTGGAACAACATTTGACGCAACAGTCGAATCTGCAAGTGGAACACTAGGAACTAACGGAGTCTTAACTGACGATACCCTAAGAACTTTCTTACGAAAGATTAGGATAGCAGCAGGTAAAGATCCAAACGTATTTCTCGGATCTCACGAAGTTTATTCTGAGATACAGGGCTTGTATATGCCATCAGTCAGGATTCCAAATCCTTACGGTGAAGCATTAGTACAGGTCGATGTAAACGGAATCCAAACATTCAAGGGAACTGGAGTCGGCATTCATGTCGACAGTATTTATGGAATACCATTCATACCAAGCAAAGACGCACCAAGTAATAGTGCTGACTCAGCAGAGATCGGCAGACTATTTGCACTCGATACGTCAGACGCAGAAGGTTATGGTTACCCAAGAATAGGAATCCAAGTGGCAATACCCACAGAGTATTACGAGGCAACTAGAAGAACACCAGCTTACCCGTTCGTGAACAATGCTTTTGTAGAAAAAGGCGTTTATAGGACAATGGGTGAAACGGTCTGTAGACATTTCCGATCACAAGGTAAGATTAGAGACATTAAACTTTAGTCAAACCAAAATCCTTTTTTTTTAATCTTTATATAGGGGGACTTACTACCCTTTTATATGGCATTAACAATCAGCACAAAAGATTGGACAGATGGCAACGTGAGAAAAACACTCTCATGGCAAGCTGCTTTGACTTCAAAGCTGCGAGTATACGCTATCAAAGTTACCTTCGGGGCTTCTGATAACTATGCAACGGGTGGTGTTTCAGCCGACTTGAAAGAAAGTCGAATTAAAACGCTAGTCGCAGTAATTCCGACTTTTACTAACTGTCGGCAAGAAGTAGTATATGACAAAGCAAATCAAAAAATTCAACTATTTGATGTAGGTGGTGGAGCACAATCAAAATTCGTTGAAGTTGCAAACACAAGCTCAACATGTAACTCAAAAATATTCGAGTTTCTAGTCATAGGCTACTAGAGTCCAAAAATAGCCCTTTTTTTTTCTTAAAGTTTATATATGACAGAATTAGTGAATAAGTATGGTAGAACTAAATCACAATGTAGTATCTTTCAACTCTGACACGCTTATAAAAGGAGCACATGGTGTAATCGTTAATGTTTACATCTCAAAAACTGGTTCTGGTTCTGATAAGGTAGTTTTCAAAAACGGAACAACTTCTAGTGGAACAGCAGAATTTACCATATTCACAGCAGCTCAAGGAACTTATGTTGGAATAAACAGAAGGTTTGAGAGTGGTATTTTCGCAGACGTAACAGGCAGTGCTGAAATCACAGTAGTCTTTAAGTAACTTTAAATACATTAGTGTTTTATATAATACATGGCTACGACCTATTGTTCAGTTGGTGACGTATCGGATTTTCTTAGAGTTCCTCTTACGGCAACTACTACTCCCAGCTCAACACAAGTTGAAAAAATCATTAACAGAAAGGAAGAAGAATTAGACAGACGTATAGGACATGCTTGGAGATCAAAAACAATAACAAGAGAAGTTCATGACTTGCCACTATTATACACATATGGTTGGGGAACACCTATATTCTTACAGCATAGAAACATCTATGACTTTGACTTAGCAGAAGGAGACAAGATAGAAATCTGGCAGGGTGCTTCGGCAGTATGGGAAAACATTTTAGGAAACTCACAATGGTATGACATAGAATATGAATATGGAAGATTATTCTTAAGAGGATTTATATTTTCAATTTTAAGAAAAAATAGGGTTAGAGTAACTTATAGATACGGTGGAGAAAACTATGCTGGTGATACAACAGTTCCACTGGACATAACAGACGCAGTGATAAAAATGACATCTATAGAATTACTTAATACAAGTTTCAGAATGGACGAACTCCCAACTGGTGGTATGACTAATGTATCCGAATCCAAAAGAAAATGGGAGGAAGATATAGAAAAGTGTATCGACAATAGAAGGGAAGTGTTCGTCATACCATGACCAATTATCTTGGATTAAAAACATACTACGCTTCAATAGCAACAAAAATGTTAAAGTCCCGTGGATTCAAAGCACGAACATGGAAAGGTCAAGTTAAGATTACACTTCCAAAAGGAACAACAAATTTTAAAATTGATACACCAAATACACTGCTCAGTTTGGTAAATTTAGCAGACTCTATGTTTAAACCAAAAGAAGCTTTATACGAAGAACCACCAGACACTGCAATAATTAATAGAAGTGGTCAGTTTCCAGAGGAAAAATTACCAGAAGGTTATGCTAGATACATATTACCAGCAGGTAAAAATATTGGTGGTAAAAAAGTAAACATAGACAGAATAAAGGAATGGGTTCAAAAAGTAAAAATGAGTGGTAAAACAAATGAAGATGTTCTAAATGAATACAACGAGTTAAATGGTAGGGAAAGAACAACTGCACTTTCACCAAGGCAGAGACATGCACTGGCTGATTCTATTGCATTGAAAGTGGCAAGAAAGATATGGTATGTTGGAAGAAGACCGTCAGAACTAACAGATTGGGATTGGAATGAAATGACCAAGAGAATGAGACCACCAAAAGGAAGTTATAGTAGAAATGAAAAATGGACTAATGTAAAATTTCCTTATACACAAGCATATGTTTACAGGAGTGGAGGATAATGGGAACAGCAACATATGACTCGGCAGATAAAATAATATCGGTGATTAATGATAATTGGACTGCTGGTCAAGCACCAAACATACAAAAGGCATGGAATAGAAGAAGTGTTGGATTTATTGATGACAGAAGAGATCAGATAGTAATAACTCCAAAGTCGGAAGTTGTAACATATTTCGGACTTTACGGAAGTGACTTTTGGCACGATGTAACTATAGATCTAGACATAAGGTCATACCAAAATGAAGAGAGACATAATGATATAGTTAAAGAAATATCAAGAATTATAAAGGCAAAAATACGTGGTGGAAACGATTATACAGATATAAGAATAATAGCCTCATATACCAGAAATCAATACATGCGTAATATGTTCAATCATGTTTTGACCATATCTTTCAGGAAATTAAACCCCTCATAGGTAATCTTTAAATACAAACAAAGGCAATCAGTTATATGGTAAGAACAGGTGCATCTGCATATGTCAATTATGGTTATGAATCAACATTTGGCACTGCTTCTAATGATATTACTAAATCATTTGGGCTCAAGACAGCCATTACTAGTCTCACTCTTGGCACAAATAGGCAACAACTTTACAGATTGGGTCAGGTAGAACCACATAAATATGCATATGGAACACAATCAGGTGCATTATCATTAGACTTTGTTTTAGGAGATACAACTTCAGGAGATGTTTTTCGGGCTATTTACGGAGCACCAACTGGAACTGGAACTGGAGCATCAAATAATGTTTATGGAGATGATACAGGATCTGGTTCATCAACCTCTTTTGCAAACCAAACATTTACAACAGAATTAGGATTTCAGGGAGAGACAGACGTTCAGGTAAGACAATTTAAAGGTTGTATTTTAAATACATTAGGAATAACAGCGTCAATAGGCGATGTTATAAAATGCACAGGAGACGTTGTTTTTGGTAAGGAAGGTGCGTCAACAACTTCATTTTCAGATGACTCAACAGAAAATTCAGCACCATTTACATTTGCTCATGGAGTATTCACATTAGACGGTGGAGTTCAGGGACAAATACAGGAAGTAGATTTAAACTTTGCACAAAACGGAGAATTACTTTACGAATTAGGTTCAAACCAGTCAGTAGCTGGTATTAAAAAGACATTGGATATAACTGGAAGATTTAAGGTTGCATGGGCTAGTAAAATTGCACATGAAACTATTATAGCCCAATTAGCAGGAGCAGATTATAAGGAGACGTGGGCAGATAAAAACGGTGCTAACACACCAGAAATTGAATTACATTTCTCTAATGGAGTAGTTGGAAATGGCGAGAGAAAAATAACAATAACTGGTAAAGGTTTAGGATTAACTGATCAAAGTATAAGTGGATTAGAGCCTATAGAAGCAGTATTTGAAGAGTTAAACTTCCAGATAAAATCAGCCAAAATAACAGTAGTTAACTCACAATAACTTAATTAAGTTAACTTAATTAACATTTAGCTAGACTAAAGGTTTATAAGATAGATTAGTATAACTGAATTAATGACTTTAAAGACGTTTACCATTGATTTTAAAGGGGTAAAAGAAGAAATAGAGTATGAAGATGACCTGACTTTCGGTGAGTTAGAGGCAATACTTCAAAATTGCATAGATTTAACCGATATAACAAAACCTAAAGTAGATATACCAAAATATAGGTATCAAATTTTATTAAAAGTATTAAGAAAAGCACCATTCGCAGTGGGAGATTCTGCTGCAATACGAGGTCTAAAAAATAAAGAGGCTAATACAATCATGAAGGAGGTCATGAAAGACTACCCTTTAGTGAAATTCTTAGAGGCTTGGGTGGAAACATTCACAGGCTCACTGACAGAAGAAGAGAAAGAATAGCAATATATTACATTTTTGGAAAAGAATTTGGCTGGACTAGAGAACAGGTGAATGAACACCCAACTTCACATTTAAAAGACCTTTTAGCCATGATAAAGGAAGATAGGGACAATGAAAGAAAGGAAATGGAACGCCAATCACGCAAGAAATCTTTTTAAAGTATAAGATAATATATAACTTATGAGTGCTAATCCCAGCGAACCAACTGAACAAGAGGCTAATATTCCTTTAGACGATATAATCAAAAAGTTAGCAGAAACAGTAGAAAAACTTACTGATGTTATTGAAAAAGCCCAAAAAGCAACACAAAAAAATACTAGTGCAAATAAAGACTGGCATAAATTTCAGGCTATAATGAAAATAGAGCTTGAGAAAGAGCACGGAAGACAGGTAAGACTTAACAAGGAATATGCAAGAAGTAGTCAATCTTTAGAGATGTTTACTGGTTTATTGTCAAGGGGAGTAGGTGTGGGACTTGTGTTTAAAACATTGACTAGATCTATTGGTGGAGTATCAAAAGAACTAGACAAATACAAGGCAGAACATGCCGAATTAATGAGAATGGAACAAGAATTTGCAAAGAAGGGAATTAAGATTGCAGACTTGGGTAAAGCAGGAAATGAACAATATCAAGAACAGTTTAGAAGACAGCAAGAAGCCGTGGATACAGCAAAAGAGGGAGCAAAAGGCAAAGGAGGAAAACTTGCAGAGGGAATATCAAGTATGAAGGCATTTGCAGACAAACATAAGACTGGTATTTTAATAGGAGCTGGGTCTGTGGGTATTTTGTTAACAGTATTAAAAAAGGCGTTTGACGTTTCACCAATGTTTCAGGCTATTAAAAAATTACTTCACTTTGGAATTATGCTTGTATTAAGACCAATAGGTGACTTTTTCGGTTTCATAATGAGACCCATCATGGTTATGATGTTAAGAAAATTTATCATACCTTGGTATAAGGACGTTTATCCAGTAATGAAAAAACTAGGAACTTGGATTGGTAAT